TCAACTTCCTTCGCGCTCTAACCTCGCCAGCTCCCGCTTTACCAGGCTCTGAAGCTCAGGCGGGCTGATCTCCGCGACCTCGCCCTGCGCCCACTCGCTCCACTTCCCCTTCCGCTTCGAACGCTCGGCGAAGAGTTTGCCGGCCTCCCCTTTCGCACGGTCTAGGTTCAGTTGCCAGAACTCGAACAGCCTCGCCTTTTCATCCTCCATCGCCTGCCGCTCCTCGGCGGGGCGTAGCGCGAGATTCCAAGTGCTCATCGGGTGACCTCCTCAAATCGAAGGCGCGCATTCTACGCCCCTTCTACAGCCACCCCCTACCGCTGGTCACGCAAAACAAATACTGTATATAAAAACAGTATTATTGACCGTATGACCGACTCACCACTCGCGCAATGGCGCCGACTCATAGACGACCGGCGGCAATGGAAGCTGACGCCGGACTACCACCGAGCCGAGCTGGAAGGGCTGGCGAGGAAGGCGCTGGAGCTGCGGTTGATTGATCAAGGGGAGTTTGTGGAGATGTGCGAGATAGCCGATGCCGGACGCCTCACCGTGCTGGAGGATCTGGCGCACCAAGCCTTCCAACGCACCGTCCTCTATGACGTCGTGGCCGAAGGGACTGGCGAGCTACTGGGCGAGATCCTGTCGGGCACCTTCATGAGCGTGCCACCCGAGCCGCGCGGGATCCTCGGGAGAGTCACCTACAACGAGCACGGCCAGCTCGCCATGTTCAGTGGGTCACCGGCCGCGTGGATGGGTGATGTCTGCGGGCTGACGTGGACACGAAGCGATGGTCAGCAGGCATTGCTGGTAGAGACAGGCAGGATTGTCGCGGGGAAGGTAGTACGAGCCATCACTGATGCCGACGCGTTCAGGGTTGCGCTGGACGCGCACCAGGTGGCGCGGGAGGAAAGCAGCTCAGAGTTTGAAAAGAAGATGGCGCTAATGATCGAGCTTGCGCAGTTCAGGGTATGCCCTGAATGCCGAAATAAGTTTTCGAAGCGGGAGAGCTGTGGGGCGTGTGCCGGGCGGGGATTCACTCCCAAACCCGACACCCTTGGTTAAGCCAAACTACTTCTCAGGCGCATTAATATCGTCACCGACAGTACCCAGCGCGGAGGCTTGTGCAGACGAGAACAACTTATCGAAGTGGTTCAGGAAGGTCTCTGTTAAGTGGCCGTGGTAATAGCCGTAGACGGTTCTGGTGACATTTGAATCTTTCGGCCGGATGATGTTGAACACCAGCTTATCTTTTTGCACTGACGGCTTGAAAAACGCCTTCTCCAACCAATCGTCCGCCTTATGGGTGTAGTGCACACCATCAGAGAGTCGTTTCCAGGTAGTGATTTTTCCCTTCGCCTCCTTCTGATCAATCTTCTCGTTGAACGAGTCGAGCAGCTTCTGAGGCTGATCAGTCAAAAATGTTAACGCCATCGTGGTTCCTCCTTGAGTGATGGCGAATAACTATCACGACCTTGAGGGCGTGAGCAATGCTGCGCGTCAACGCGTGGATCGCACTCGCTCCCGTTCCTGCAGCCCCGTTAGGGCGACCGCACAGGCGTTGGCGTCGGCGGCGATACGGGCAAGATCCGCTGCAGCCTCTGGTCGAAGTTCGGCGTAACCTGCTGCATCATCCAGGCCGGCGCCGCTGGCTCCGGCTCGCACGGCACCGCCGGCGCAACCACTGCCGATGACGGGGGCGTACATCCGGCGCTGAGCAGCAGCGAGATCCCGAGCAAGCTGATCGTTGACTTCCTGAACATGGCGCAACTCCTGATAGCGCTGTTGATCGATGCCGTCGTACTGCGCCTGCAGATCCTGACGGTCCTTTGCGCGGCGCTGCAGCTCGGCGGCAACCGCCTGGCTGATCTCGCCCCGCTCCTTCTCATGGGCCAGGTTCAGGCCCGCAAGATCCGCGCCGGCCTGCGCGGATCTCCAAGCCCAGGCCGAGCCGAAGCCAGCGGCGAAGATCACCGCCGCCAGCACCAGGGCCGCCACTAAGCGCGCACGGGTCACTTGGACACCACCCCACCGGCAAGCCGGTAGACGCGCACGCAGTCATCGAGGCCGCGCATGGGCTGGCCGGGGTAGTTGGCACCGGGGAGGCTTGCCCAGATCCGGCGGATCTTCTCGATGGCCGCCACAATCCGCCCCGCCCTGACGTCATCGAGGGCGCGGCATTCCTTGATGTGACGGATTGCGAGCAGATCCTGGCTCAGCGGGCCGAAGTCAGGCAGCTGCAGGAGCTCCTTGTAGTGCGGCCAGTCCTTGAGCATCTGCTGATAGCGGCCGCTTGCGTTCGAGGTGAGGGTGTTTGCCTTGTTGACCCGCTTCGAGGGCCGCCCACCGGCGAACGGATGATCCGTGAAGTCGTTGAAGATCTCAGGCAAGCCGCCGTAGCCGGTCACGATGACGTCGTAGCCGTCGCACTTGGACGCCGGGCTGGTGCTGGTGCCCTCGGCCCAGGCGATCATGTCCAGGCAGGCGAGCACGTTCTGGCCGCCAGCAGCGGCAGCAGTGATTCGAGGCATGGTTTTCTCCAGGCGTAAAAAAACCGCCAGATGGCGGGTTGATGTGGGTGCGCGGACTCGTCAGGCGGGCTGCAGCAGGGCGAGAACTTGCTGAAGGTGGGCCTCAAGCTCTGCGATGCGCCCCTCCTGACGCTGCATCATGGCAACCATATCGGGGATCATTTTGGTGTCGTCCCGCCCCTGATATGCAGGAACCTCATGAGTAAAATGCCATTTGGCACCGTCGCCATACGCGCTCATGTCTTCTGGCTCCGCGATGTCTGCGACGACAAGCGTGTGGTCCTGAAGACGCACATCACCCAGTCGCCTCACTTCATCTTTTTTGCCCGATGCAGTTTCGGGGTCGACGGCCTGATTCTTATGCGCAATGAAACCCTTGCCGTAGGAACCATCGGACAGCCACGTCCATGTGCATGGCTCATAGGCCATGATGCGCTCGGTAGCTTCTACGGGGTCGAGGGGCTTTACCTCGTCCTTCAGGCGATAGTCAGAGCTGGTGTTGTAGGACGTAGTATTCGAAGTTATGGAAATCGTGCCAACTACGCCACCGCGATATCCGAAAGCGAAGGCGCTGGGATTGCTCAATTCACGCTTGTTTGCCCAATAGTTAGCGTTACCGGGGCTGGCTGTGGTCGCAATAATTCCACCTGCGCCGCTAGTGTAAGTGCCGTAGTTATCTGCAGAACCACCAAAGAACCCGGCGGTAGAAGATGTACCTACGAGAATCTCGCCGGTGGCAGTTATACGCGAACGCTCTGTACCTCCAGCAGTGAAGATGAGTGGCAAGTAAGCTCCAGTTCCGAGGCGGTCCGAAGAAACGTACGATCCAATCCCGTCTGTATAGAGCGCAGCGAAAGAGCAGTTTGCAGCTGCGGCTGCGCTGAAAACCGAAATTACTGCGATGCTGCTAGTCCCGTTCGGAACTCCGCTGATCGACGTGGCGCCGTTCACGGTAGAAGTTTGGAACAACAGGCGTGAAGCCACCGCGGCGTTCGACATGTCACCGGTGATTCTCCGGCCACTTCCTGTGATGCTCAAACCGCCATCCAGCACAGCAGTTTGTCCTGGCTGCCAAACTGCGAGAGGGCCAAGGCTAGCTAGGAGCGTGCCGTATTGGTTTACAAAGCCGCGCAGGGCATCAGCTGAGTCCTTCACGTAGCCCTGCATGGGCGCGATAGCGTAGCTACCGGCTGAGCTGTTTGCTCCCTGATAGTTGGGCTTGATCGAAATGACTGTGGCACTGGCCACGTTCGTGACTTCGTACCAGAGACCGTCCGGCCCCCGGAAGGCATCTCCCACGCGGGCATTCGCCGAGAAACTGGTGCCCGATCCGGTCACGGTCGCGCTGTTGTTGGTCACCGCAACGGTGCCAATGGAATACCAGGGCATGTCCCCTCCTCAATTCACCATGACCAGCGGCCAGTTAAAGTTCGTGATTTCAGCCAGACCACGGCCAACCCGCATCGCGAAGGCGTTGATCTGAGTTTTGGTTGCGCCGTTCAGGAAGCCGATTCCCATCTCGGCACTGTTCGGCGGGGCAACGAAGCTGGCCATGAAGTGGCTGGCCATGACATAGGAGCCCGCCACGTAGGCGTTGCCCCACGTGTCCGTCGTCCAGTTGCTTTGGTAGTTGCCGTTGTAGCCGACCTTCGACCAGGTCTGAGCCCCTGCGAGAATCGTGAGCACTCGACGATTACTGTCGAAAAGCAGGCGGTTGCTGGCGTCGAAAACCTGAAGCCCATAGCCGCCGGTGCGCGGCAGGTAGAGTGCAGCGACCTTGTACTGCCCCGACCGGACAATCCCCGTGAACCCGCTGTCGGCGTAGAGAAGGGCGCTCCAACCGGTCCAGTTGCCCGGACCGCCAAGGTTCCGCATGTAGCGAAGGATGTGCGCCCCATCCGGGCGGATGAAGATCGCCGGCGGGTTCGGGCTGTTGATCGCCGTCGGGTAGGTCACCGTCACGGTTCCGCTCGATCCGTCATAACCTCCCGAGGCCACCTCCATGTAGCAGGGATAGTTGTCGTCGATCTGGACCTGGCCGGCGTTACCAACGAAGAGTGCGCCATAGCTCATGAGAACATCACCGCATTCAGGTAGTCGGTCTGGTTGGTGTTGAAGTAGCTGCCGAGGATCGTCACGGTGTTACCCGAGACCGTGAAGCGCTGCGCGAAGGTGGTGGTGCTGCCTGACCAGGTGGTGTCTAGCCAGACCACCCCCTTCGTTGCATCGAACCCAGGAATCACGATGGTTTGCTGGTTTGTGGATGTCTGAAACGCCACCCGGTACACCATGCGGCACGTCAGCGAGTTGCTGTCGAACACCAACGCGCCCCCACCATCGAACACCTGAAGTCCGTAACTCATACGTCGAGGTTCCCCAGCTGCACGCGGCGCACGCCGTTCGCGTCAAATACCTTCATCGCCTCGGCAGTCATCTGCATTCGCCCTCCGCCGCCTGCGCTGTTCAGCAGGAACGAGCCAGCCTTGTTCAGTTGCCACAACGGCTGGCCGTTGCTGCCCAGGGCGTTGGACTGGATGACATCGCCGATTTTGGCGTTGGTGATGCTCGCGTCCTGGATCATCGCGCTGTTGATGAACATCTGGCCGCCGACGATCGAGACCGGTGCGACCGCCTGGCCAGTTGAGCTGTTGAAAAACAGGAAACGATCAGCCTGGAATGCAAGGCTGGTGTAGTTCAGGCTGCTGTCGTAGCCGAGCTGCCATCCCGAAACGAAGCGCTGGCCTCCTGACGATACGTCCAGCTTCACGCTCCACATCGCCTTCACACCGGCGTTGACGTCAGCCACCACCTGCGACACCTGCTGTATCGTCCCGGAGTTCGCCGAGGTTGCAGCCGATACCTGCTCTACCGAGCGCGCCATGGCCTGGTTCTCGGTGGCGCGCACCTGGCTTTCCCGGACGATCTGCGCCGTTGACTCGGCGCCGCGCAGGGCGTCCTGCAGCTCGCCCTCTCCGCTGTCGTCGCGGTAGGCGGCCATCAGGACATCCATCTGGCTCGCGCTGGCAGTGACCTTTCCGTCCAACTGCTGGATGTCGGCTGTGTTCTCCTGCACCTGGATGGCCAGACCGTTGGCCGTCTCGACGATCTGCCCCACGTCGCCCCAATAAACCGGGTTGGGCGGCGGGTTGCCGGCCGGCACGTTCTGCAGCGCCTGATACAGGCGGCCATCCTGCCGAACGATCTGCCCCTTCGAGTAGGCAACGGCCGGGTCGAAGTACTGCTCCATCAGCTCGTCGACGTTGGTCTGGATCTCCTCGATGGTGTCGAAGAACTCCTGCCCCAGTGCTGACTCCACGTACTCCTTGGTAATCAGCTCGTTGTACTCGGTGGCGTCTGTCGAGGTGATGCCGTCCACCCAGGCCGACCAGGCTCCCACGTTGCCGGTGCGATCGATCAGACGCCCACGGAAGGCCAGGCGCGCGCCGGCCGGCATGGGCATGACCGTGTGGGTGTCTGTCGGATAGGCGAACAGGCCCAGAGCGGTTGCTGTCTGCTCACTGCCGCCCGGCGTGGTCGATTGTTGCAGCTCGATAAACGCCGTGTCCTCCGCCCCGGCCGGGAATCCCCAGTCGAGCTGGATCTTCCAAGGGCCCGAGGTCGTGCGCAGGTAGGCCAGCACCGGCGGCACACCGTCCTTGCCAATCAGGTTGGTCAGGATCGAGGAGCGCCAGACCGAGGTGATATCGAAGGCACTCACCGCGCGCACACGCGCCAGGTAAGCGCCGGCATAAATACCGGTGACGTCAACGCTGGTGGTGCCCTGGCGTGGCAGGCGAATCCAGTTGCCGCTGTCCTTCTTCCACTCCACGTCATAGGCCACGGCCCCATCCACCGCCGGCCAGACGATGGACATGGTGCTGACCGCCAGGCCCTGATCAATCGCCCAGCGCGACGACAGCGTGACGATGGCTGGCGGCTGCACGGTGGTGACCGGGATGACGCTGATCGGGCGTTCCTCCAGCCGCGCGCCGGTGTCGATGTAGTCAAACTTGCTCGGCTCGTACTGCAGGCCGCTGATGGTCCACTGGCCGTTGTCGTCGCGCTTGGTTCTCATCACCCGATAGAGCTGGACGGCTAGGTCATCGGCGTCGAGCGCCCAGCACAACTCGGGCTCTGGCGTCTCCGAGTAGGCCGTGGTGACGGTCACGGCCTTTCCGTTGACCGACTGCACTGTCCGGCCCTCGGCGCGCCCGCTCGGCAGGTTGATGATCAGGCGGTCGCCGGGTTTCGCCTGGGTGACACGATCGAGCGTCACCACGCGGCCGGCAACAGCCGAGATCCGGCCGCCGATCTCGCGGCCGGCCAGCAGCGAGTCAGCCACCGGGATGATGTAGCCCGGCAGCGGAATCCGGCCTTCCATGCCGGTGGCGAAAGTGATGGTGCGGTCCTGCACGCTGGTCAGCACCAACCATTTCCCGCGCCGCTGTGCTTCGCTCTCGCGCGTGCAGCCGATGGCGCTGGCCTCCACCGGATTGTCACCGTACCGACGCAACAGCGCATCGTCGTGGTAGCCGGTGACGTCCGTGTCGTAGTTGTTCGCCGGATTGTCGTAGCTGATCAGGGCGCGGCTGTACCTGGTGCGCGCCGAGGCTGCGCCGTAGGTCATCTTCCCGTCGATCACGTTCGCCCGGGTGAAGACGTAGTCAAAGTCGGCAGTGCGCGGCATGTCGGCCTGCGACACCAGTTGCCCCTGCGCCCAGTAGCTCATCCCCCGATAGATCGCCGCAATGTCACGCAGCAGCGTCCAGGCCTGGGAGCGCGACTGCAGGTTGAGGTCGCACAGGAAACGCGGCTCCTGGCCGCCCTTCCCGTCCGGCACCAGCTGGTCGCAATACTGAGCGATCTTGTACAGCTCCCACTTGTCGACCATCCAAGGCTTGATTCGCTTGCCCAAGCCGAAGCGCGCATTGGTGCTGATGTCGTAGGTGATCCACGCCGGGTTGTTGGTCCAAGCGCTCTTGAAGCTGCCATCCCACACGCCGGTATAGGTGCGCGCTTCCGGGTCGTAGGTGGTGGGTACCTGGACCTTACGGGCCTTGCAGTCGACCGTGACGGCCGGGATGTTGCTGAACTGCTCCGCGCTGAACTCGATGTAGAGCAGCGCGGTGTTCGGGTAGCGCAGCTTCGCGTCGATCACTTCGGTCAGGCCGGCGATCAACATGGTGTCGGCGATCAGGCTGCTGCTTTGGTTCGGCGTGATGCGGCGCACGCGGATCTGCCAGCCCGACGTCGCCGGCGGCAGGTCGATACGCTGACTGCGCTCGTAGCGGCTGGTGGTCTTGCCGTCGACAGCATCCAGCAGCACCTGCTGATAGGCGCCGCCGTCGGTGCTGACGTCCACTGCGTACTCGATGCGGTAGCCAGTGACGTTGCCGCCAGTGTCTTGCTTCTGCAGGGCCGGCCAGGCAAAGCGCAGGCGCACGGCGGACAGTTGGGTGTTGCTCACCGAGCGCACCCACGGGGTGTCGCTGCGCAGCTCGACGTTCACCGTGGTCTCGTTCTCGACCGAGGGGATGCCGGGAATGTAGTCCTGGTCGACGCTGCCGTTGCGCCACTCCCATTTCACGTTGGGGAAGTTGACGTTGCCGCTGGCGTCCATCAGCGGGGTGTTGTCCAGGTAGATGTCCTGATCGCTCGGCCCCTCGGCGAACTCACCCTCACCCACTGCCAGCAGGATCTTGGCGGTGGCCACCGACTGCAGGCTGTCGCGTGCGATCGACGGTTGCTTGGGCTTGCTGCTGCCGCCCTTGCGGCCGGTGAGTTGCTGCTGAACGTCGGCGCCCATGCTTTTCTCCAGGCATAAAAAAGCCCGCACATGGCGGGCTCTATGGGGGTTCGAGAATTAATGCTGGTTTCTACTCAGGTATTCGGCATAGGTCGCGTACCAGCGCGCGTTCCGCCGGGAATGGAACATCCACACAGCTCCCGCCGAAACCAAACCGATGGTAATCAGCGCCCACTCCACACGCCCCCCGCTCACCCCGGCCAACTTGAGACCGAGCCACGCCGGCAGCGAAGTAGCTGCGAACGCCATAACAGCAAGCACCACGTAATCGTGCCGTGGAGTGAATCCGTGCAACTTCGTGGCCTCGCTAGCGGCAGCCTCTGCAACTGTCTGAGCCTCAGTCATCCTTTCACCTGAGCGAGTTCATGTATCAGCAGTTATATCAGGTCTTGTCTTCGGCGTAGATCGAGGCGCTGATGATCGCCCCACCCCAGCGGCGCTTCCCGCAGCAGTACGGTACGGGATTGCCGCTAGCGGTAGTGTTCTTTGCGCTACCGAAGGCATAGCTGGGCAGGTTCTCAGGGGCCGCCGACTGGCTGAGCCCCTTCGCCTGCGGGCTGATCATCTGGACTACGCCGCCAAGGGTAAGGGCGAGGCCTGCCTGAAATGTGGCAGGTCCAGTCCAGATACTGGCAACCATCAGCGCCACTCCTACGACAGTCTGTAGAAGGCCAGCCCGCTTGCTGCCCGCGAATACAGGAACAACCCGGACCTCACGAACCCCACCAGCACCGAAGTCACCCTCTCCAACATTCCTTCGATTTCGAAAGATGGCAAAGCGCATTCCCAGTCGCTCAAGACGGGCAATCGCTTCCCGAAACCCTGGGAGGGTGTTACGCAGGGCACTGAAAGCCTCCTGAACAGTTCCAGTGTCCAGATAACGCCGGTGCTCGCGCCCAAACTCTCTGATCAAAGGGCCAGACAGCTTGATGAGGGTTACCACTGAACTAGTCAATTTCATGATCTCCAGAAGCGAAAAGGCCACCCGGAGGTGGCCTTGGTTAATCAGAATGATGTCGGGGCTAGCTGGAAGCCGCTCCCATCTCCAGAGATTCTGAACCGCTTGTTCTCGCCCGACCGCAGGTTGGCAGGCACCTCTCGCATCGCCAGTCCATCGATTGCGCACAGCCCGTTACCGTCAGGATCACTGCCCATGCCAATGAGGTTTTCGCCAGCTGAAACAGAGAGTTTTACCGTTTCGCCGCTGCCAATCCGGGCAGCCAGCTTCCCATTCCAGAAAACTCCCATATAGCACCCTGAGCCCAAGAATCCGCTATCGCGCGTGATTTGCACGCTGGCGTCACCAGCTCCGCGATACAAGACGCGCGCGTCCGGCACTGGGTCTGCGGAGTCAGCTGACGTTTGGCTGGTGGAGCATCCAGCCAGCACAACCAAGGCAGCCGCGAGGATGATCAGTTTCTTCATGGTTCCCTCCTAACAGAGCGCCGGAGGGTAGCACGACATATGTGTGCCATAGTTTGTCGCCAGCCACCGAATACCGAGAGGGACACCATGTTGAACCGAGAAATCCAACTAAAAATTCTCACGATGCTTGCCGAAGCCTATCCCAGTGAGGTCTCTGATCCCTCCGAAGAATTGGGGCTTGACGCAAAAACAGGCTCACAGAATCTCTACTACCTCGCGGAGCACGGCCTGATCCGTGTGAACAGAACACGCGAAATCGGTCCGAAATACCCAACACCTGCATTAGCTGGCATTACAGCGCGAGGCTTAGATTTTCTGGCAGACGACGGAGGCCTCGGCGCTGTGCTTGGAGTCGTCACGATCAAGATTCATCAAGACTCGATAACTCAGCTGATCGAGAGGCATATTCAGGAGGCGGATATGCCAGAGGGTGAGAAAGTCACACTTCTGAAAACTGTAAAAGAACTACCCGGCGAGGCATTGAAGCAACTCACTACAAAGCTTGTGGACTTGGGAATGGAAAACCTACCTGGCGCGATTTCCCTCATCCGACAGGTTTTGATCTCTCTCGGTCAATAAGGAGGAGCGATGGCGCAGCACCAGCCGCGCCCGCTCATGCCAGTTTCCGCCGTAGACGATGACCTCGCTGGGCTTTCCGTAGAGGTGGTGCAGCAGGAACGGCCCAGCGCCGAAGACCTTGCTGTCCTCTTCCGGCAGCGCAGCGTCGGCGCCGAGGTAGATGCCGGCATGGTTCGGGTGGAAGGTGCGACCGAGCTCGAAGACGATCATGTCCCCGCGCCGGGGTGTGTCGACCTGGTAAAAGCCCGCAGCCTCGAAGCACTGCTCATAGAGGCTCGGGCCGTCCGCCTGCTCCCACCAACCGTCCTGGCGCTCGAAGCGCTCGAACTCCAGCCCCCACTCGCGCTGGTACCAGTCGGCGCACACCTGCCAGCAATCCCAGGCACCATGGACGAAGGGGCGCCCCAACAGCGGGATGTTGCCTGCCGGCGCGATCGTCCGTAGGTCGCCTTCCGGCCAACTGAGGATGTGCCAAGGCAGGCCGGAGGCCTCGCACATGGCCAAGTCGTGCGGCGACGGCCTGCTGGTGGCGTCCGGGTGGCTATGCACGATGGCCACCACCTCGCCCTGGTCCTCCGCCGCAGCGTAGTCCTCCGGGTGCATCCGAAACTCTTCCAGCGGCTGGCTGGCCGTATTCCGGCAGCGGATGTATCTCTGCGCCTTGCCGGCGCCGACGATCAATCCGCATGCCTCGCGCGGGTACTCCTCGGCCGCGTGCGCCTGAATGGCGGTTAGGATCTGCTTGCGCATGGTCAGCTCCGGGCGATCAGGGACACGGCGGGGAAGCCGCCGAAGGGCAACTGATTGCCCTGCCCCCACCGCTTATTACAGGACCGATAGAGGCCGGCACACTGGTCCTTCGCCGGGTCGTCGGTCGGGTTGTCGTCAATGTCGAAATACGGGCCGGTGTAACCGCAGTCAGGACCGCGATAGCCACCGGTCATGCACCAGTGGCACAGCGTGGTCATCTGCCGGCCAATGGCCTCGTTGCCGACATCGCCAGGGCTGGCCAGCTCCCACTCCACCACTTGGTTGTCCTCGCCGGTCTTCTGGTCGAAGTACCAGATGCTGATCGACTCCTGGGTCGGGTCCGCATCGGGGTTACCGGCCAGAAAGTTCTCCACGTCCAAGAACTCGGCCAGCGTCTCGCGGATGGTCAGCTGGAAGTTGGCCAAGTCATCGAAGGCCAGGCAGAGCGCCGTGAGACGCCCACTGACGTTACCCGCTGAGAACTTCGGACGAACCGCCGTGCCATCGCCGTTGGCCTCGATGCCGCTGATCTGCACTGGCCAGGCTGCGTACTCCTGCCCCTGCCACCAGATCGACTTCGCTGGCAGTTGATCCGCATTGGCGCCGGCGGCTGCCAGCTCCTGCGGGGTGTGCGGGATGGCGTGTCCGTGAAAGCGCAGCACGTCAGCGCCGAACTCGCTGCCGTCCAGCTCGAACAACATGATCTCGGAGCCTGGCTCCAACTTCTGGAGCTGAAGAATGAGGCTCATGGATGGAATGCCTGGTCAAAAGTGAGCGAGAGAACCTCGATCGCGCCTGGCCGCCGCTGCTTGCGGTAGGCCTTGCACTTGTACATCCCCAGCTCGCCGCCGGGCGGAGTCCAGAGGAACGACCGATAGCCCTTGTGCCGGCGGATGAAGTCGAGGATCGGCCCTACCTCATCTGGTAGGCCGCCGAAGGTCAGGGACCAGCTCTGGCTCTCGCCGTTGATGCCGTCGCCGGACTCCTGCGCATACCCGTCGCCGAACTGCGACGTACGCGTGCGCAGGGTGCCGTCGACATCAGCCTCGTCATCGGGCACCCAAGTGAAAGTCTCGATTGCCATCAGCCCCTCCCGGCCGCGTTGCGGTAGCTGACGCCACCAGGGCGCCATGAGTCAGCGACAGCGCGCTCTGCCGCTGCCTTCATCTGAAGCTGCATGTTCTGCTGCAGCGCCTCCTGGTCCAGCTCCATGCCTTCGGAACTGCGGTCCTCTACCGTGACCGCGACAGGCGCATTCACCTGCAGGGCGGTACCACCGCCACCACCCACCGAGCGAACGCCCAGCGATCCGTCAGCGCCGCGAGCCAGCGGCAGGATCGCCTCCGGCCCTGCCTCGCCCATGATCCCCGTGCGCCCGCCGGCCATACCGAAGGCAGTCGGTCGACTGACGATGGAGTTGGTGAAGGCCGCGCCATTGGCGAAGAACTGCACGCCGCTGGCCCAGGCGCCGCCGTCGGCCTGGGCGGCCGCCCAGTTCGCATAGGAGTTGCCGGTGTAGCCGGAGGCCGAGGCTCCTGCCGTGGCTGAGCCCCCCATCCAGCCACTGACCGCCGAGACTCCCGCGCCCAGCACACCACTGAGAAGCCCCGTCGCGGCCTGCTGGCTGGCTATCCGGGCCATGTCGTTGATCACGCTACTGGCGAAGTCGCGGAACTTGAGTTTGCCGGTGGTGGCGAAGTCGGCCAGCGAGTTGCGCGCGGTATCGAAACCAGTGGTGAGCATGTCATCGGTGGCCGATGCGACGTCCGCCGCGTCCGCCTGGATGTTCTGCCACGCCCGACGGGCGCCGTTGCGGTAGTCCCGCTGAGCATCGAGCCGCGCGCCGTAGCCGTCGACCTCCATCTGCAGCTCGCGCGCCTGGAAGTCGGCGAGATCCGCCAGCCGCTGCTCGTAGGCCGCCGGGCCAAGGCGCCGGCTGGCGTCCTCCTGCTGTGCCTCCAGCTCACGCCGAAGGTCGGCGTACTTCTTCCGCACGGCGTCCAGCCGCTGCGCCTGGTCACGCTCATCGTCGCCGAGGCCGATACCAGCGACGTCGGAGTTGATCGCATCCTGGCGCGCCTGCAGCACCACCTCCATGGCCTTCCGGTAGGCATCGGCACTGTTGCGCCGCTGCTCGGCCAGCTTCTGCTCCTGCTGGATGCGCTTCTGGATCGAGCCGTCGGCGTAGGCCTCATTCAGGTTCTTGATCCCGAGCTCCATCTCGGCGCTGGTGATCTTGCCGGCGGCCTGCGCCTTGCGCAGTTTCTCCACGCCCTCGGCCAGATCCTCCAGGCGCTTCTTCTCCGGCAGCGCCTTGTCGATCAGCGCATCCAGCGCCTTGACCTCGTCCTGCAGCGACTTCGTGCGCGCTTTGCCGCTCGCCGTCGCCGCTTGGTTGGCCTTCTTCTGCGCCTCGATCGCGTTCGCGGCCGAGAGGATCGCCTGGCGATCGGTATCGGTCAGGTCGGCGTTGTCGGCAATGAAGCGATTCGCCGCCTTGATCGCGTCGTTGTTGTCCTGCAGACCGCCCAGTTGCTTCTGCAGCGTCTCCAGGTAGGTCTGCCCGGCGCTGCTCATGCCGGTTTTCGCAGCATTGTTGGCGTTGGTCGCCGCCGTGTTCTCCTGGGTGACGCCGGTCAGCACACGCAGGGTTTCGGCGATCAGGCCTGAGCGGTGATCGGCATCTCCAATCGCGCCGGCCTGGCTGATCCACTGTTGCAGCGTACCGGCCGGCACCTGCATGCGGTCGGCCACCTCCTTCAGGATCGGCGAGAGGTCCTGGCCAGAGGCGCGCGCCTGGTTCAGGCGCTCGATCAGCGACTGGTAGTCGCGCAACTGCTGGGTATACAGCCCGTTGGAGTCCCGCGCCGGCGCCGTGACCATCGCCGAGCGGATCGACTGGGACAGCGTGCCGTAGGCTTCCTTGACCTTATCGGTGGCGTTGATCTGTTCCTGCTGCCACTTCACCAGCGAGGCTTCGCGCTGGTCCCGGTTTAGCTTGGCGAACTCCTCCCGCAACTGCTGCACGGGCTTGTGCAGGTCATCCAAGCTGACACCCGCCTGGTCGGCGTTGTCGCGCAGCAGCAGAAACGATGCCGCCGCAGTGCCGGCAAGCAGGGCGAGCCCCATCGGGCCACCCAGTACGGTCAGCAGGCCAGCCGAGGCAGCACGCAGCCCAGCCTGTGCCGTGGCCACCGATGCGGTGGCAGCGGCCTCTCGCTGCCGAGCCTGGGCGAGTGCCAGCGACATCTCGGTCTGAACGGCAGTACCGCGCGCCGCAGCCGCTTCGCGTGCAGCCAGAACGGTCAGGGTCTCGGCCTTGCGCTGGTCGGCAATGGCCGACTGCATGACGGCCTCAGCCTGGGCGATTCGTGCGGCGCGATCAGCCAAGGAGGTCTTGATCGCGAGCGCTGCGCGAGCGGTATAGACCGTCAGCGCCGATACGCCGGCCCCTGCCATGACAGCGGCGACGGCTCCGATGTTGTCGCCCACCACGCTGATGACGCTGGCCAGGCCAGCCACAACGCCAGTGCCCTCCTCCATGCGGCCGAAGAAGTCGCCGAGGGCGTTCTGGATGTTGACCAGAGCGTCCTGCACGCTCACCGACATGTCGGCGGCGGCCTTGCGGTTCACCTCCACGGTGCGGAGCAGGCCGGTGTTGATGTCGTCCAGCGACAGCTTGCCCTGCACACCCAGCTTGCGGATCTCCTCCGCGCTCTTGCCGGTGGCACTGGCGATCGCGTCGACGATGGTCGGCATCGCATCCTGAATGGACACCCAGCCATCGGCCTCAACCTTGCCGGTCTGCAGAGCCTTCGAGTAGGCGCCGAGCGCCGAGCCCGCCTTGTCTGCCGACGCGGCGTTGGTCACCAGCAGGAAGCTAAAGCTGTCAGTGATGTCGAGGACCTGCTGGGTGTCGAAGCCCAACGACTGCATCACTTTGCTGGTGCGAATGTACAGCTCCTGCGCCTCAGCCAACGGCCGGTAGGTCTCCTGCGCAGTACGCAGCAGGTGCTGCTGGACTTCGTTGTATTCCTCAGTGCTGCCGGTGACCATCTTCAGGCGGTCGGAAATCTGCCCGTAGGCGTCCACCTGGTGGATGATGCTGCCCACCAGGCCGGCACCGGCGATCGCAGCGAAGGCGCCACGGATCAGCGTGCCAGCTTGCTGGGCGCCCTGAGCCGTCCGGTCAAACGCGGAATCGACCTGAGCCAGGTTGCGGTCGATGCTCTGGGTCGTTTTCGCGACCACGCTGTCCGCACTCGCCAGCTCCCGCCGAAGTTGCGCAGTGGTGGCCTCCAGTTGGATCAGCATCCCCTGGACTTCTTGATCGGACATCGTTTTCTCCGGGCATAAAAAAACCGCCCGAAGGCGGCGCTATGGTTCCTGCCGTCCCCGCAGGAAGGCTTTCAAGCGATCGGCAACGCTGGCCTTCCGCTGCGGCGCTGCCTGCTGCTGAGCCTTGCCGCCGCCCATCCAGTCCAGGCGGGCATCCAGTGCCATCAGGATCTGCGGTATCGGGGTACGCCATGCAGTGTCAGGCGGCCAGCCCAGCCAGCCGGTGGCCACGCCGAACAAGTAGTCGACGTAGCTGCCATTCCTCACTGCGCTGTGCTGGCCGCCTCGAGCTTTCCCCGTTCGGCGATGCTCGGCGGCACCGGGTTCAGCAGCCCGGTGAGGTAGTCCGTGAGCTGCGTGGAGACCTTGACCACGCCAGTCTCGAAAACCTGCGTGGCGAGGGTCGTGTGCTCCTCCGGTTTCAAGCCGGCGGCAGCGATCACCACGTCAGCGCAGGCGCCGATGCTCAGCAGGCGCATCGATTCCATCGCCGGGCGCAGGCCGCCGAAGCGCGACTCGATCTTCAGCGCAGCCTCCAGGGTTGGCTGCAGGGTGTAGGTACGGGCACCGATCACCAGCGTGACGGTGCCGTGCAGGGCTTCGCTCATGGGCATCTCTCAATCAGAAAGGAGACGGGGCATAGCCCCGTCGGTCAGGGACCGGCAACCGGAGTCGGGGCGACTTCGATAATGTCGGTGTTGATGCCCATCGTGATGTTGCGACGTACCACGTTGTCCGCACTGCCCGGCGCCACGGTGTTGTTCATCACCTTCACGCCGAAGTAGTAGGTGGTCGGCAGGATCACCGGACTGGCGGACGGGTCGCCGTCGTTGAGGGTGATTTTGAGGTTGTAATTGCCCTTGGCACGGTCCTTGTGTGCAACCTTGACCGCGTTCTGGCCAGCGTCGCCGTTGTCCAGGCCGACGGTGAGGGTCAGGTCACCGGCATCGGCGGTGCCCTTGTACTTCCGCACACGGCCGTCGCCCAGCGAGGTGAAGTTCACGTTGCTGAAGGTGTCGCCGAACTCGCCGATGTCCTCGATCTCACCGATGTCGACGTAGGTGTCCGCCTTGTACTCGGCCTCGGTGTCCGCCGGCGTCTTGCTGCCGAGGGCCACGCGGCAGCCGGCAGCCGTATTGAGATTGTCTTCTGCCATGGTGTCCTCCACTGGCGTTGGGTTGGTGGTGCTCAGGTAGTAGTGATGACGCGCACCGTGGCCGACCCCATGTAGGTTCGGCCGTCAGGCTCGCGGTTGGTGTCGGTATCGACCAGGCGCACTGATACGGCGCGCCCGACCGACAACGCCAAGGGGCGTTCGTCCAGCGCGTCCTCGATCTCACCCAGGATCTGCTTCACCTCGGCCTGCCCCTGGTGGTCGCTCCAGACGCTGAGGTACAGCAGGCGCAGCTTTCGCTTGCGACCAGAGATCGGACTGGTGTTGCGCGAGACCTCACGATCAAGCGTGACGTAGGGGTATGGCGTGTCCGCCGGTACCGCGTCGAATACCGGCACGCTCAGCTCGGCGGTCAGGCGCTGGTAGACGGCCTGCTGCAGAGGAAATCCGTTGTCAGCCACTGCTGGCTCCTTTCGCTGCACGCGCCAAGGTGCTGCTGATGGCGCCGCGGATGATGACCAGGATGTCGTCGCGGTTGAGATCCCAGCTCGGCCGCAGCCAGGGGTGCGCCGGCCGCGCCGGAATGTCCGGGTAGTAGCCGAAGAAGTGCGTGCCGTCCGACTTGTTCTCGGTCTCACGGCGGCCCAGGCGGTTGCGGCCGGAGAGTTTGCTGCGATCACGGTTGACCGTGTGGCCGCCCCCAATCGCATCGGCGTCCTGCCGGCGATAAAGCGTCCCGCTGTAGCCCTTGGTCCCGTACTCGATGAACTTCAGGTAGAAGAATTCGCGGTTGTCGGCCTTGCCGATGATGCCGATCCTGGCGTCGAGTCCGTTCTTGCTGACCTTCACCTGGAGCGCGTTGGCGCCGTCGCCAGTGTCACGGGCAATCAGGTTCTGCTGCGTGGCCAGAACCATGTCGGCGGCCTCAGCCATCGCCTTGGGCAGGTCGCTCTTGTCGATGGCTGCAATCCGGCGAAGTACCCCACGCAACTTGAAGTCGCCCTTGATGCGCGATCGCCGGGCCATGGGTTACTCCTTTTCTGCGATCCGCCTTGCAGGCTTTGCCTGCACGGGCACCTCATCATCGCGGGCGAGGCCGCGAGCCTTCAGGCCATCCAACACCTGCGGATCCAGCTTGCTCAGGTCGTCGCCCTTCTCAGCCGTTACGGCGCCACTCAGGCGCCCAGTCGCTCGCATTACCATCGGGTTTACCTCGGGGTTGGGGTTACGCTGGAGCACAGCAGCCGAAGCAAGCTGCGCTTGTTATCGGGCAGTGCGGCCTCGATTGAGTAGGCGACGCCGCCGTACACCAGGCGCCGCCCCGCGATCAGATCGCTTCGCGGGCGCGCGCGAATCTCCGCAGTGACGACTGCCTGTAGCTGACTGGCGACGTCAGCTAGCCGTCCGCTGGGCAGGGTGATCTCCACCCACACCTTGCGCAGCTCCACCCATTGCTCGGTGAAACCACCGCCACCGTCGGGGATTTTCTGCTGCTCCTGCAGCGAAGCCCGATGCCTGAACGCTCCTGCTCTAGCCATTTCAGAACCTCGCCGGTACTTCGACTTCCGCCAGCAGCGAGTCGAGGAAGGATGACGGCAGCTCAGCGAGGATCGTCCCCGCCACCATCGTCTCCCTGAACTCGTAGGCCGTGGCGGCACTCATCAGCAACCACAACCGAGGCCCCGGATACGCCTCCGGATCGAGCCCGGCCTTGTAACGAATGCGGAGGACTCCAGAGGGGCGGCCCTCGGGGAAATGCAGAAAGCTCTCCCGCTGGCCCTGCTCCAGATAGCGCGGCACATCCAGCTCAGCAGCAGAACCATCTGCAGCGATCCGATGCACCGACAGAACCTCAGTGGCCTGGCCGACATCCAGCGCGTGGCCAGACGCGTACTGCTCAGGCCACTCCTCCGAATACTCGGCCGGACGGATCGCCGCGCCGGTGCGCCCTTCCGCTTGCGCGACCACACCAGGAATGATGACGTGCTCGATCAGCTCGGGCTCCAGGTCTTCGACCTCGACCCGACACTGCCGAGCCACGTCCTCCAGGGTGATCGGCGCATCGCCGCTATACGCGACACGCCGGGCCATGCTTAGGGCCTCTCTTCGTCGTCGGCACCGTTGCCGCCTTCACCAGCACCACCCGGAGGCGGCGGAGGATCCTGAGGATCAGCCGAGGGGGTTGGCGCCGTTTTAGAAGGCTTATTCTTGCGGCCGCCCTTGCGACCACCAGGCGCTTCCGAGGCAGCGCTGTCGGAGGCGTGTTCAGCAACGCCACCGTCGATCAGCTCGTCCGCCAGATCTTCGGAGAAGCCTGCGACGTCGCCCGTGAAGTAAGTGCGCCACGCCTTGAGGAAGCGCACGGGAACATTCTTGCTCATCGCATCACCTGCAGATGAAGTTCAGAAGGAGCCCCGCCACCAGGACGGGGCGCGAATTACATGCCGGCGCCCCACTTGACGGCGGTACCCACCACCACCAGCTCGACGTGACGCGGGCCGAAGTCGTGCTTGGCGATCACGCGGACCAGCGTCTGGTCACGCTGGAAGGCGCTGACAACGTTGCCCTGCGAGTCCTTGTAAGAAGCTTCAGCGGAGAAGTTGATGACCAGGTCCATGTCCTCGCCGATCATCGCGTCGCCGAAGTTCACGAAGTAGATCTCCGACTCGTCACCATCGGCGCCCAGGTTGACCGGAATCTGCGTGCTGAGACCTACCGGGTAGCCCTTCAGCATGCCGGCATCGATCTCCGGGTAAGCCTTGTTACCGTTGCCGTCGCGCAGCGCCTGCAGCCAGCGCAGGGTGCGCGGGTGCATCAGCCAGCCGCAGCCGGTCATGTCGATGTAGGCCGTTTCCACCCGCAGCATCATGCCGCCCAGGTAGAGGTCGATCTGCTCCAGAGTCGGCGCCACCGGCGCCGGCAGCACGTTCGCCGGGATCGCCCAGTAACGCAGCCCTTTGGGCAGAACGCCCGAGCCGTCGGAGCGGATGAAGTGCAGATCCTCGGAGAGGCCCATACTGACGGCCAGGTCATTGGCGACGAGCTGATCCACACGCGGGTTGACGCCGGACATGCGGATCAGGTCGTTTGATACCGGAACGATCGCCGCCGCCTTCTTCGCCGACAGCTTGGTGTCGTCGAAGGTCATGCCGGTGACCGGAATGTCGGTCTCGGTGCCGATGTAAGACACCACGGTGTTACCCGAGATTCGAGGCATAGTCAGGTTGCCATTGTTGAGCGGCAGACTGCGCACGCCCATCTTGCGGACGATGGAGCGCGGGCGCAGGGACTCGATCACCTCGGTCGCCATGTTCTCCGGCACCAGGACACCGCCAGCGCCGGGGGTTACGGTGCTGAGCGCCATCTGTACGTCGCTGCTGTAACCGCCATCCTTGGCCAGCTTGGCGGCCTCGCTCTGGTTGCCCTGAGTGGCGGCCAGCAGGCGGACCATCTGCGCCACCTTGGCGCCGGCTACGGGCTTGCCATACGGGCCTTCCACACGACTCTCCGGCGGACCGGTGATACCGCGCGCACCTTCATCGACCGGGGCCGCAGCGGACGCGGCGGCGCGCTCTGCGGTCTCTGCGCGGCTGATCTTGTCGGTCAGGGCGGTGATCTGACTTTCCAGATTGCCGAACTCGGTCATCTGCTCGGCGGTCAGGCTGCCGCCCTCGGCCTCGATTTTGGCCAGCGCCTGCAGCTGGTCGTTCAGCTTGGCGCGTTCGTTACGCATTTGAAGAACAAGGGACATGTTGCCTCCTGGGCATAAAAAAACCCGCACAAGGCGGGTTGGTTGACTGCTGCGAACGCGGTCAGAGATTGGATTGAATGGCTGCGGCTTTGGCACGAACCGAGATGTTGCCCGAGCGGCCGGCCCGGTTCAGGGCCACAGCGCGCGAAAGCTCGTCCACCGCGTCCTGCGGGCTCTGCAGGCGGTCGGCGAGACCGGCGGTGATTGCTTGCTGGCCACGGTACAGGCCAGCTTCAGTAGCCATGACCTGCTGCGGAGAGAGGCCGCGATACTCGGCCACCGCGTTGACGAACAGCTCGTAGCTCTCCTGCACGATGGCGTCCAGAACCTGCATGGACTGATCCGTCAGCGGCTCATGCGGGCTCAGATCGTTCTTGTGGGCGCCCCGGTACACGGTCGTCACCTTGACGCCCGCTTTCTCCTCCATCCCGGAGCGGTCCATGTGGCTGGCAATGACGCCGATGGAGCCTATGCCGCTGGTTTGGCTCACCACCAGCTCGCTGCAGGCGCTACCGATCAGGTAGCCGCCGGAGTACGCCATGAAGTTGACCAGGCCGGTGATGGGCTTGATCCGGCTCATCGCGCGGAGGTCGGCCGCCAGCTCGAAGGCGCCGACGGCTGCACCGCCAGGGCTGTCGATATCCAGCACGATACGCTCGACCAACGGATCCGCGACCGCCTGCTTGAGCTGGGCGCGCAGATCCTCGTAGCTGGTCATCGTCTCGCAGGCGTTGAGGTGGCTGCCACGGCTCACCAGCACGCCGTGCACCGGGATGACTTCCACCCCGGTCTTGCCGATGGCCGCGCGGCGCTGCTCCTCCATACGCTCCATCCGGGCGGCGTAATAGTCATCGTCATCGTCGTGCCACAGCTTGTCGGAGACTGCCGGGCCGATGTTGATGATGTTGAGGTTCATCGCCTGGTTGGCCCAGCGCACGCCGAGATCCAGCATGTCGGGCGTCACCAGCAGCGGCTGATTGAAAAGCAGGTTGGCTGCTCGCAGGTACTGTCTCATTGCGCCAGGATCCTCTCGATCTCGCGCTGCTGGAGCTCCAGCTGCGCGCGCACGTTGGGGTTGTTCAAGTCAGGCAGGCCCTTCGAGGCGTCGACCATGTTCAGCGGTTGCAGGTACACATCGCCGCCATCCACGGGCGGCATGTTTTCCAAGCGGCGGATGTCGTTGACCGACAGCCACCCCCACTGGCGCCCAATGGCGTAGGCCTCGTAGCGGCTTTTCTGGTCGCCTCGTAGCAGCCCGGACAGGTTGAACTCGATGAAGTAGTCGCGGCGATCACCTGGCAGCAGGTAGTCGCGCATCATGGTTTCTTCGTGCCGCTTCACCCACGGCAGCAGGCCGAACACCACGAACCAGATCATCAGCTGCTCGGTGGTGTTGTAGTTGGCCTTGTCCAGGTCGTTCACCAGCGGCAGTGGGATCTTGTAGATCCGCGCAGCATCCGCCCCTGACAACTTCAGGAGGTTGACCACTTCGGCGTCGACGTTGGTCATCGACAGCGGCCGGAAGGTCATCCCTTCCTGCAGCAATGCAACCTTGTGGGCATTGTCGATCCCGCTGTACTTCTCAGCCCAGCGGTCGGTGATTCGATCGATGCTCGCCTGATCCTTGATCGCAGGCGACTCCTTCGGCCGCTCGATCACCCCCGACACCGATACGCCATTGGCGAAGGACTTGCCGGTGTACTGCCGCACAGCCTGGGCCAAGCCCACCGCCTCGGCATGCAGCTCGATCGGCGACAGCCCGGTGTAGTGGTTCAGGCTGTGCCAGCGCACGTGGTGCACCATGCGCATGGGCAGCCGTTCGGTGTAGTTGCCCACCTGGTAGTAGGGCAGCAGGTCGGCCCCCTTGTAGACCACCACCTTCTCGTAGGTCAGCGGCCAGAGCGCGGACACGTTGCCGTCTCCGCGCCGCTCCACCAGGGTGTACGAGTTGCCGCGCAGCCCCACCGACATCTGCTCGCACTCTCGCAGTTCGTACGGTGTCTGGAAGCCATTCGGCTGGAAGCGCAGCACGTCGTACAGTGGATGATTGATAGCTGGCTCGCGCTGCCCCTTGTCCTTTCGCCGGTACAGTTCGAGCGGCAACTGGCCAATGCTCTCGGCCAGCAGGGTGACGCAGTTCTGAATGATCGGAAGGGCCAGCGCCGACTCCGGCGTTACCACCACCCCGCTGCTGTTCGAGCGGCGCCCGAGCATTCCACGCCAGAAGCCGGTATCAGCCTCCACCAGGTTGCCCTTACCGCCGCCGAGGAGACTGGAGAAGAACATACTCAGCCCCCCTTCCCTTGCGCCCGCTGCGCAGCCGAAGCCTTGTCAGCCAGGCGAGCCCAGGCCACCAGGCAGATACCGGCAACGATGAATGCCGCCGGCTGATAGATCAGCGCCACGCCGGTGACGAGCAGGGCGAAGCCCAGCAGGCCTGCCAGCCAGGCCATAAAGACCAGCTTCATATCCCTACACCCTCGTCGTAGATTGAAGATCCGGACTCGGTGGCTTGGCCACTGATGCCCGTTGCAATGACTGCGGCCACTACGCCGTCGATGCGGCCGATCGCCTTGGCCTTGTCGACCTTGCGGTTGCCGGCGGGGTCGCTGACGACCACTGCGTTGCCCGCGTTCCAGGTCAACACCGGATTGCCGTCGTGGCGAAGCGTTTCCACTTCGACCGGCTCCACCGCAACCAGCTCCAGCTCGTCCCCTGAGCCGTCACCGTCATCCCTTGCGGGCGCCAAACCGAGCAGGCGGCGCTCGAACTCATCGACAGCCGGCCCCATGTCCTTGAAGCCCTGGCCGAAGGGCACCAGCTCGGGCAGCGTGATGCCGTGCTCGGCCATCAACTGCAGCAAGTCCTCGATCCGCCAGCGGTCGTAACCGATCTTCAGGATCTGGAAGTAATCGCAGATCGTCTGCAGGCGCCGGAGCACATGCAGCTTGCTGATGGCCCGGCCCGGCGTGGTCTCCAAGTACCGGTCGCGGATCCAGGCGCTGTACGGCACGCGGTCGCGGCGCTCTCGCTCCTCCAGCTGGAAGTCAGGGATCCAGAAGTACGGCAGGATGCGCCAATGCGGATCCCAGGCGACCGGGTAGAACTTGATGACGAACGAGGTCAAGTCGGTGGTGCTGGACAAGTCCAGCCCTGCCACCGCAGGACGATTGCGCAGCACCCGCATGGGCACTCGCTGTTCAGCCTGGCTCCAGACGTCCCAGCTGATCCACGGGGAATCCGCCTGCGTCCATTCGCAGAAGTTCAGGCGCCGCACGACCGACTCTTTCGCCGGCAGCCCGCGCGCTTCCTGCACCTGCTCACGCAGGTATTTCCGGCCGGGGATCCCGTCCGTCTGTCCCTCAACGACGAAATCCAGCGAAGGGTTCACCTTTGGCCAGCAGGCCTCATCCTTGAACGGGTCGTCTCCCTCATCCAGGGAGCAGACGAAACCGAACAAGGTGTCGTTGTCCTCCTGCCCCGCACAGACCCGCTTCGCCAACTCATGGTACTGGCCGCAAACGCTGTTCTTGTCCGAGCCGCTGTTGGTGATCATCAGGATCAGCGCATTGCGGCGAGACTTGGTGCCGGCACGCATCATGTTCACTGCCGACGGCGTTTTGTGCTCGTGCACCTCGTCCAGAATGCCCATGTGCGGGCGGGGGCCGGACTGCCCCTCATCAGAGCTGATGGGCCGGAAGAAACTGGCCGTGCTCGCGTAGTAGAGGTTCCAGACCTTCTCGTTGCGGCCGGACTGTTCCAGGCGGCTGGACAGCGAGCGCGACATGTCGACCATCGACACGGCGTCGCGGAACAGGATCTGCGCCTGGTCGCGCTTGGTCGCAGCAGCGTAGATCTCCGCACGCTGCTCACCGTCCGCCACCAGGCCATACAGCCCAATGCCGGCAACCAGCGGCGACTTGCCGGAGCCCTTCCCTGTTTCGATGTAGGCGGTACGGAAGCGACGATAACCGTCAATCCCGTACCAGCCGAACAAACTCCCGACAACGAACGCCTGCCACGGCCCCAACCGAAAGGGCAGGCCTTCGTAATCGCCGCCGTTCAGGCACAGCACGTCCTCAAAGAACCCGATTGCACGGTCGGCCATATCCTGGCGCCAGACCAGGCCCCGCAGCGCACCGCTTTCGAGATCGCGCAGATGGCGCCGACAGGCATTGCGGACATCGGGGCCGGCGACGATCCGGCGTTCGAGCACATCGACAGCGAAGGCCCGGACCCTGCACTCAGCTGAAGTATCGCTCAGCAGCGTCTCGTTGTTCATTGGGGAACAGCTCACCTTGCGGGCCGGCCAGCGCCTTCATGGCGCGCCGGGCGACCGGAGAGAATCCAAACAGCGCGCCAGCCTGGTTCGCGCGGCGCTCAGCGTCGTTCGCGAGCTGCCGCCAGACGCTGATTTGCTTCGCGCCGCTCTCGTAGGTCTGAACGTCCCCGCTGTCACCAACCTTGCTCAGCTCGGCGATCTTGCGGCGGAAGCGAACCCAGTCCGCCACGGCCTCGCAGTAGGAGGCGAGCGCCATCATGTCGAGCGTGCTCACCCAGCCCAACGACACCAGCGCAGCGGTCACGCGGTCCCATTCCTGCGACGCTTCCTCGGACAGGAAGTCCGGTTTAGGCGGCGCCTTCACGGGCACCACAGGGGCCTGCGCAGCCGACAGCAGCGCAGCCTTCCCTATCTTGCTGGGGTCGCCGCGCAGCATGTGAACCGAAGCCGGAAGCGACGGGCGACCCGAGTTGGCATTCCCAGCCATGGGCACCTCCAGAAATCGCCGCAGCCCGCGCCATTGCTGGCTTTCGGACTAGCAGAAACTGGCGAAATGTTGTACAAAAACAGACCCCCACCCCCCTCATTTTTCCCGGCGTTGCGAGAAGAGGGCGAGTGGCGGTCTAGTCATCGCGGGGTCAGAAGTTTTTCACCCCCCCTCCCCTGGCCGCGTTCAGCGGTTCCAGTGGTGCCGAGGGTCGAGCGGCCTGCCGTCCGTCGAGCAACCCGCCAGCCGGCCCGAGCGCTCAAGCCGCTGCTTGGTCGAGTCGTGGCAGAACTTGCACAGCGACTGCCAGTTGTCCCGATCCCAGAACAACCTCCAAGCATTGGCGATCCGATCACGGTCGCCGCTCGCCTTGGCTTCGCCGAGCTTCGGCGCTTCCTTGTGGTCGACTACGACCGCCTCGACGGGCCGATGGTCAGTGCTGCACATCGAGCACCAGGGGTGGCGTCGCAGGTGATCCGCCCGAGCCAGCCGCCAACGGTGACCGTAGCCACGACTGGCGCTGGTGCCCCTGCGCTCAGGAGCCACGAACCGAGTCATTGCCGGGCACATCACAGACGCCGATCCGCTTGGCCGCCCAGCGCTCGTACAACCCGACCGCTACCTCGGCACCGGCCGCAGCGGTCAGGCTGCCGATGGCCGAGGCCAGCAGCACCTGCGCACCGAGTGCCAGGGCGAGGAACACCACCGCGACGCCGCAGATCACCGAGGCACCCGAACGCAGCACCAGGCGGCGAGCAATAGCGCGACCGCTCAGGCCCGCCTTGTCGGCGCGCCAGAGTTCGCCGCTGATTCCACCAGCGGCAGCAAGCAGGATCACAACCCACAGGGGCATCTCTGCCAGGGCCTGCTGTTCAGACGGCATGTTGACTCCTCGAAGAAGACGCCCCCGATGCCGGGGGCAGAACCGGCGCGCTATCAGCGGGCCAGGGATAGGTGCCGGCGCGAGGCCGGCGGGGCGCCGTGACCAGGGCGGGGAGCCCAAGCGCCAGAAACAAAAAACCCGGCGCGGTGGCCGGGTTTGGAAGGAGGCTCGCTGCTCGCGCACCTCTACGAAATTAGCGACTTTGTACCCCCTTTTTCGCATGGCAACAATGCGTCCGGGCTGCCATAGGCTGAATAAGGGGTGAACGCCCGGTGAATGTCCTGCGAATCCGCCGCTAATAGTTCAATCTGGCTTCCAGCGCCGCAGGCGCTGTGTCCCACCTGACTCACCTGATTTCAAGGTGGGACACGCTACAGCCCTACTCTCTCTAAGTGTGTCCCACCTACCTCACCTAAAGTGAATCTTTTCTATATATGCATACGCGCGAGCGCGTACACACGCTGCGCGCACCTCTGCGCGCCTCACACACGCCTAGCGCGCGGCACTCGTGGACAGGTGGGGAGGTGGGACACAGGCAGGCGGGACGCGGCTTCCAGCAGTCCCACCTCGTTTGGCGGGGTGAGGCAGGTGGGACACAAACGAAAAGCGCGCCTCATGCGGCGCGCTTCCGGTGGATTAGGTGCCCCTCGATCAGGAGGTGCGCCTTGTGGAGTCGTCGGTAGAACTGGTCCCTGCCACATCCGCAGGCCTCCCAGCGCTGACGATCCAGGCTGTCGTAGTTCGTGTAGCGCTCGATCACTACCTGTCGCTCCTTGTCCGGCAACAGCTTGTTGACGATCAGCTCGATCTCGGCCGACTCGTCGAGTAGAACTCGGCTACCACGAGTGGAGCGGATCAGCTCCCCTCGGCAGGCGATCAGGGTAGCAAGCATGCTCCCTCCTCCGCCAGCCCCGAGCGCGGCAACCCCTTCCGGCGGGTGAAGCTCCGCCGCCCACAGCTCCAGCGCCTCGTCGATGTACTTGATCATACGACAGGCTCCCGTTCAGCCAGGGACAGCTGCCCCTTCCGCTTCCAGCTCTCCGGGCAGACATACGCATAGGGTCGCGCACCGCCTCGCCCCTGCGGCGCCAAGCGCCTGCGCTTCCAGCCAAGCCGGTGCATCACCTGACCGATTCGCGTCTGCGCTGGCTTGTCCCAGTGACTCGGCTCGATGTTCAACGCCTTCTCCAACAGCACGTTGCCACTGATGTTCTCGCAAGGGTTCTGCTCCAGGTGCTTCACGATCAGCGCCTCCCAGTCATCACCAGCAAACCGCACATCCTGCTCACCCTCGAACATGGCTTTCTCGTCGTCCTGCGGCCACCATGGCTCATTGTCCAGATACAGGGCGAACGCCTCGGCCCATAGCTGGTCGCGCGCCTCGCGCAGGCCGTCCAGATCCACCTTGGTGCAGAGGATCGGCCAGTAACGCCGGTTACCCGTGGGATCCCGCAGATAGCCTTCCTGGTTGGTCGTGCCCGCGAAAACACACTGGCGTGGCAGGCGGATCGTCCTGCGCCCATAGCTGGGCCGGAAGATGTCCACCGCCGCCCCGAAGAACGACTTGGCCTTGGTGCTCTCCACCTTGTTCAGCGCGTCCAGCTCGGCCAGCTCGACGATCCACATCCCCTGCACCTGCTGATAGGCATCCTTGTCGCCCAGTGGGATGGGGGTATCCATGAACCACTCGCCCCCGAGCACCGCCAACGACGTTGACTTACGCAGGCCCTGGTCGCCTTCGAGGATCAGCACACAGTCGGCCTTCGCTCCCGGCGACATCACCCGCGCGACCGCCGACACCAGGTAGCGCATACCCATGACGTCGGGGTACTTCGGGTCATCCGCAAGCGTCTGCGCGCCGAGGTAGTCCCTCAACCACGACCCGAGACGGGGCTTGCCGTCCCACTTGAGCCCCTTGAGGTAGCTCTGAACGGGGTGGAACTGGTTGTCGTGCGCCACGACCGCCACGGCCTCCAGCACCTGCACCGACTTGACCAACAGGCCGTACTTCTCGGCCAGCCAGTTGGCAGTGCGCGTGTCATCAAGGTCGCTCCACTCGCCGACGCCGCCCCCATAGGGCGCCGCCTTACGCTTCACCGTCCGAGCCGCAAAGGTGTCCTCACCGATCACCCCGGTCCACTCCTCGTCGTTCTGCAGGATCAGCGTGATGTTGTAGATGTGCGACATCAGCGCGCCTTTCGGCGTGCGCTGCAGGAAGAACATCCAATCGGCATCTGCGGGCGGCTTCACCAGCGCCATAACCTGGCGGCGTACCGCATCCATCCCCTCGGCAACGTGCAGGTCGTTGAAGTCAGTCCACTTCTCCTCTCGCTCGCCAGAGAAGATCGGCGCGACCACGCGACCGCCCACCAGGTGCGCCGCGTGCTCCGCCTTCTCAACACCCGGATTCCAGGGCTCGCCCTTGTGGTTGGTGGTCTTCCAGTCGTCATCGGCGCAGAAGACAAAGCGCCGCGACGGGAAGCGCTCGCGCAGGGCCTCAGTTACCGGCATCAGGTTGCCCGCATCGAAGCACACCGCCACGCAGAGCCCCGTCGCCATGTGCAGGCTTGCGCCGGTGGCGTAGCCCTCACAGATCAGCACCGTCTCGCCTGGCCCCGGCTCAGGCCCGAGCAGGTGGAAGGCTCCCTGTTTCTCCAGGCCCGGCGGCCAATAGCGCTTGGTCAGACCATCCTCGTCCGGCTCACCGAGCAGCACCTGCAGGCCGACCATTTTGCCGGTGACCAGGTGCATCGGCACCAGCGCCGTATCAGGCTTGCGCCCGAAGCGCAGACCCAGCGGAACCACCTGTTTGCGGTCGAGGTAGCTGCAGCGGCCAGTGGTGGAAAGGGTTTTCCAGATCCCCTCGGCGCGGCGTGAGGCCGATGCCTGCCGGCGGGCGCGCTTGGCCTGCTCCGCCTGCTGGGCCGCCTCTACGCGAGCGCGGATCACCTTACGGTCATCCTCGCTCATGCGGCCGCCTACGGGCTTGAGCTTATGGAAGGAGCCCTTCTCACCTTCACGCCAGGATCCGAAGGCGCCCGCGTAGAAGGTGCGCCCCGCGTTTACGTGTTCGTAGATGACGTAAAAGCCGGTCTTGGTCTTGCCCTTGTCGGCGCCTGCGCGACAACGGACCCGCTGACCAATGATCAGCGGAGTCTCAGGTTCAAGGCCACCATCAACCAGCTGGGCAAGCACGTCATCAAGCAGCTTGTGCTTGTCCGACATGCTCACTTCCTCAGCTTGTGGGCTTCTTCCAGCGTCTGGCACTCGATGCAGCGGATGCAGTCATGGCCCAGCAGAGCGAGCCGGCGAGCTTCGGGGATCTCGTCGCCGCAGTCCTCGCACTCCTCGGCCACCAGCGCCAAGGCAGGCTTGCGCGCTGCGAAACGCTCCTCGGCAAGGCGCAAGATGTTGTCGTTCGCAATGTCCGCGATATCAGCCATGGGTGCTGTCCTCCGAGTGCTTCTTGCGGACAGCGGCCCCAAGCTTGAACACCGCCTGCACCAGGCGCTCGGTCAGCGCTTCGAACTCGGCCAGCTCGTCGCTGGTCAGCACGTCGTCGTCCAGGCTCTTCGACAGGTGCTGCGTTAGGTCACCTTCGCGGCTCAGCATCTCGCTGATGCCGGCAAGCAGGGCCTTGGGCGTGTCGGTCTCGCGCAGGTCGGAGACGTCGATGCCGATCCAGCCAATGGGGCGCAGGATCGCTTCGACGATGCGCGCATCGCGGGTGGCATCAAGGATCAGGTCCAGATCCCGGATGTTTGGCGTGTGCGTGTTGTTAGTGAGACTGAGCTTGTGGCTAAGGGTGGTGGCATTGGTGCCATCAATGGCGGCGAGAGCGGTAGCACCGCCGGGGTAGTCATTGGAAGCGTGGTACAGCGCCTGCGGGAGGGTCAACAGAGTCCGGCGCGCACGCTCGGCCTGTCCAAAACGGGCTCGGCCCATGGCAATTACTCCTAAAGTCTGCCAGTGACCGCGCCGCAAACAGGCGTTACAGTTGCGGCGTGGTCACTCGTCAGGTGGTCACTTGCGACGGTTGATCTTGGTGGAGAGACCGCCGCACCCCAGGCAAGGCCCTCGCTCCGCGAGAACCCTGCCGAAAGCAGCCTGCTGATCTGTGGTGGAGAGGCAGGCAACACTGGGCGTCCTAGCCCAGGCCCGACTAGCGCTGTCAGAGGCGCTGGCCGGGGGAAACGGGGCGGCTTAGGCCGCCTTTTTTCTAAGCCGCCTCTGCAGGCGGCGGAAACAGATCCGGAAGATCGGGGCGAAGCTCATGCGCAAGGACAGCATTTCCACAGGCTCGCACCACAGCAGGCACGCGCTCTGCAGGAACCTGCCGCTTCTTCCACTGCGAGATCGCCATCGGGCTAACGCTCAGGGCTTGGGCCAAGCTACGACCACCGCCAGCGGCCTTGATGGCTTTAACAAGGGCATCGTTAGACATAAACATTCCGTGGATTGTGGCACGGGAATAGACATTACGTTTATTTCAACACTCTGTCTACCCCTGTAAACTTCCTGTTTATGAATACATCAGGCACACGATTACGCGACCACCTGGACAGGCATTCCATTGCCTACGTCGACTTCGCCAAGCAAATGGGCGTGGATCCTCAGCATGTGAACAATTGGTTCAAGCGAGGCGTGCCAAAGGCTCGTATTTTCGAAGTCGCCGACACCCTCAAGGTCGATCCACGCTGGCTGTCGGATGGTCTGGTCGTAGCAAGCGAAGGGCAACAAACGTCTGCCCCTGCGCCGCACTACACCGGACCTCATGAGGCGAGCCCGCTGGAACCACTGCATCCGTGGGACGAATCCACGCCGCTTGATTCCGACGAGGTTGAGTTGCCGCTATACAAGGAAGTAGAGATAGCCGCCGGGAATGGCCGAACCGCTGTGCGGGTGGTCGACGGCCGGAAGCTGCGGTTTTCGTATGCCACTCTCCGCGCTGCTGGCGTGGACCCGGCGAACGCCTTCTGCGCCACACTCAACGGGGACAGCATGGCCCCGCTGATCAACCACGGCGCGACCATTGGCGTGGACAGAGGCAGCCCGAACATCATCGACGGCGAGATCTATGCGCTTGAGCATGACGGTATGCTGCGCGTGAAGATTCTGCACCGCATGCCGGGCGGAGCGATTCGACTCCGCAGCTACAACCGAGACGAGTTTCCGGACGAGATCTACACGCCAGAGCAGATTGAAGAACAGGCGATCATCATTCTGGGATGGGTCTTCTGGTGGTCAGTGCTTCGGACGCGCCGGAGCCCTGTAGTCTCTCGATAAATATACATAGTGTTGACTTAATCAATAAACACCGCGTTTAATTGCCTCGTCTCTCCACCAAAGAGCCGAGGCAATCATGACTACTGCAACGCTTCACGCACTCCCCTCCTGCTCCACCAATCGCATCTTCGAACTGCGCCGTGCTGCCATGGCGGCCGGTGCGCGCTTCGTTCGTAACGCGCCTTCCAAGTCCAAAGCCAAGCCCATCACCACCCCGCCCTGCGGAGGTGACGCGGCATGAGCAATCTCTTCATCCTCTCCGACAACTCCCTGCGCGTGATGGGCGAGCAGCTGAACTTCAGCGGTACGTTCAATCACACCTGCCGCTCGCCGTACAACCGCCACACCGTGCAGATCGGCATGCGGGTTGAGCGCGGCATCAACGACACCCAGGTGACCATCACCATGGGCGGCGAGAAGCACAGCATCACGCTGACGACTGGTGCCGCCGGCAACGCCAATACCCTGGCCGACTTCATCGACGCCATCGCCAATGGCCGCGTGGACTCGGCCGAGCCCGCCCCGCCCAGGATCCTGCGCGAGATCCACGCACCAGCGTCTCCGCTGGACACCGACCAGCAGGAGGCCATCAGGAACCTGGTGCGCCGCGGCGGTTACCTGGAGCTGCAGGTCGGTCTTGAGCACCCCATCAGGGTAATGGTCCACCGCACCAGGTCCACAACCGGCATCACTGCGATGCTCAGCATCGGCGAGCGCATGCCGCGCACCACCAGCTTTACCATCCGCCGCGAGCGGGATGCTTACTGCGCCAAGTGCCTGCAGGAATCTGTCGAGCACCTGATCGTCACCGCCACCCCCAAAACGGCACGAGCCGCGTAGGAGGCTGCATGAGCGATATGGACCTGCAGGAGGCCGCCAAGGCGCTGGGCATCACCCGACCGAAGCTCATCACCCTGATGCGCGACAAGGGCTTGCTGAACGCCGACCGGCTGCCAACGCACCCCATGCGTGACCGGCTCTACCTCTGGATCCACGAGGGCAACTGGCATCACCCGAGGCTCGGCATGCAGTACAGCCGTAGCACCCGCGTGCGCCAGGCAGGCCTGAACTGGCTGCGCGATCAGCTCGGCATCCCCCGCGACATGCCGCCGGCCGTGCCGGATCCGCGCGATGTCGCATAGCCCCTTCCTCGTGATCAACGGCGTGGCGCTGTACCCGACCAGGCCGAGGGAGTACGCCGCCGCCATCCTCCAGCTGCAGACGCTGGAGGATCGGCGCGCCGCACTCGCTCGCGCCCCCGAGGAATGGCAGAGCCTCATCCGCACCCACCTGGTGATCGCCTGGAACCACCCCCAACGCAACCACACGACAGGCTGACCGATGAAAGACATGAAGCTTTTCGACGACACCCTGGTGGCACTCCTGCGCATGCCCGACGAGCAGCGCACAGCCGAGGTGATCGCCAGCCACCTGGCGATGGCCACCACAGCTGCCAACCTCGCAACCAAGGGCCAGACCACCCTGCAGCTGGAGCACCTGCAGCTCGCCAGCGCCGCCGCCCTGCTGACCAAAGAGCTGGGCGGTGGCTTCACCTACCGCACCTCGCTGCGCATCGGCCCAGGCCTCGACGGCATCGAGCTGTTTGCCTCCATCGAGGCCGGCGGTGGCGGTGATCCCCGCTTTACCGGCTTCGGGCCGAATGCCTCCCGCGTACTCAATCAGCTCCGGCAGCAGATCGACGACTACGCCAAGCCCCCTGCAGAAAGGCAGCGCAAGAAGCGCGAGGCAAACCGCAGCCCGCTCCGGCTGCTGCCAAAGGAACCACGTAAGGGGGCTGCATGAGCCAAGCCGAGCCGCAGCTGCAGCTCCACCTGGCGCCGCAGGCCAAGGCCTCCACCGTGACGCTGCTGTACCAGATTTTCGGGGAGGTACTGATCCCCCTGGAGGCCGTCCGCAGCCGCTACTTCCGCAACCTGAACAGCGAGAACTTCAAGCAAATCATCGGTACTGAACGGCTCCCGATCCCGGTCACCACCTTGGACGACAGCCGGAAAGCGATGCGTTACGTCGAGATCCACCACCTCGCCGCCCACATCGAGCAGTGCACGCAGCAAGCCGTAGAAGACCTGGGCAAACGCCTGAACAAGCAAGACGAGTAACGGAAACCACCTGACCGCGACCGCTGCCACCACAGCACCGCGAACCATTGAGGAGAACCACCATGGAACTCAGCACCACGCAGATCATCGCTGCCGTCGTGATCCTCGCCTTCATGGCGATCACCGCCGGGCTCGCCTACTGGGCCGGCCACACCAACGGTAGCAGCACTGAATACCAACACGGCCGGATCCACAAGGGCTTGGAATTGCAGGCCGAACGACCGCGAATCGAGGAGGAACTGGCAGAGATCCAGCGCCTGGTCGACTGCCGCACTCGTGAACTGATGGCGCTGCGCGCCAATGTCCGCATCGAAGGCGACGAGCACACCGCCACGGTGCGCGACCTTCATCGGCGACTCGCAAGCGCAGGCGGGATTTCCGAAGAAGACAGAGCCACCCTGCAGGCCGTCGCCGAAAAGCTGCTTTTGGCTGCCAACACCTGGGCCGGACTCCGCGCCCACGACCAGGCTCAGGCCGCGCGGATCTTCTCCGCCTACGTGGCCGAGCTGGCGGAGCGCTGCCCGAGCGCACTGCAGGATCCCCCCGATACCGACCTGATCGAATGGCTGGACCGGGAAGCCTCGTTCAACGCCGATTTCGAATGCGCAGAACTCCGCTTCATGGTGACCACGAACCCCGAAGGTCACACTCACCTTCGCGACGTGATCCGTCGCGCCATGCGCCAGGCCGAGGAGATCGAGCAAGGTCATCAGGCAACCCTGGAGGCATCGGTATGAGGCGCAATTTCCCGCTCTGCCGGTTGAGCCCTGAGGCGGCCGGCCAACTCATGCACGACCACGAGCGCTGCACGAAGAAGCTGCTGGAGACCGAGCGCTACCTCGCAGCCCTCACCGTCGAGATCCGCAACACCCTCGGCCCCGAGACAGTCTGGTCTATCCAAGCCAAGGCTCGTCAGACCGTCGCCCTGAACGATTTGCAGAAGGAGCTGCGCGCATGAGCAACCCATCGATCGACCGCATCGAAATCCGCGTTATCGGCCCGACTGGCTGCGGAAAATCGGACGTCCTGGAAGTCATCGAGCACGCCCTGCGCGATGCCTATGGCCCCTGCGCGATGGTCGCCTCATACGACCTCGCGCAGGAGCGCAACCAGGTGGCCGAGCTAAAGAAACCCCGCATCAGCTCGACGGTCTTTGTCATCACTGAACAGAACGAGGCACGCCAATGACCCGCTGCTACCCGGCTCGCCGCGTAGCGGCCCAAGACCAGGGCGGCGCCCTGGCACCCGCCACCCTGAGCACCCAAGCTGCGGCCGCGCGAAAGCGCGGCGGTGGCCTGGTACGTCGCGCCCTGCTGACTCTGAGCCTCGCGGGCCACCCCTCGATGCCCGAGGGTGGCGCCATAAAAAGCCTCTGCTGCGCAGCAGCAGGCATATTCCTACCCAACCCCAAGGCCCGCGCAGGGGCCGCATACCCCACGACAAGCGTGCGCCGAGGCGCAAAAGATGCTGCAACGCTTCGCTCCCCCACTGCGCCGCACGCGCAGCCTGTCGAGGGGTATACGCGCCTGCAGCAGGCTGCGCACCAGGTAGCCGGGGGTGAGGCATGACCGCATTCCGAAGCATCCCCCCTGCCACCTCTCAGCAAAGCTCCCTTCCATTCAACCGAGAGCTCTACGTCGACCTGTTCGCTGGACTGGGCGGAGCGAGTAGCGGAGGCCGCAAGGCATATCGTGACCCAGACGTTGCTATCAACCACAACCCGGTTGCCATTGCCGTCTACAAGGCGAATCACCCCAGCACAAGGACCTTTACCACCGACGTTTTCGATGTCGATCCACTGCTTGCAACCGGCGGGCAGCCCGTCGCCATCCTCTGGGCATCCCCCGACTGCCGCCACTTCAGCAAGGCAAAGGGCGCTGCCCCACGCAGCTCACAGGTCCGCTCGCTGGCATGGGTGGTCGTGCGCTGGGTTCACGCCACCAGGCCACGCCTGTTCCTGCTCGAGAACGTCGAAGAGTTCCAAAAGTGGGGTCCGCTCGACGAGCACGGCCAGCCAATCAAGACCGAAGAAGGCCGCACCTTCAAAGCGTTCGTGGCCTGCCTCACTAGCGGCTTGCCTGCCGATCACCCGGACATGCCGGAAATCATGGCAGCCATCGGCCTGTGGGTACCGCAGAGCGCCTTGGTGCGCGGCCTGGGCTGCAACGTGGAGTGGCGTGAGCGCCGCGCCTCGAATGCCGGCGCCCCGACAATCCGCAAACGTCTGTTCATGATCGGACGCACCGACGGACGCCCTATCATCTGGACAACCCCGAAGCGGCACGAAAAGCCGAAGTCTGGCCAAGCTCCCTGGCGCACTGCAGCCGAGTGCATCGACTGGAGCGACCTTGGCAAGAGCATGATCGACCGCAAGCGCCCCCACGTCGACAACACCTGTCGACGCGTGGCCAAGGGCTTCTGGCGCCACACGGTCATGGCGGACAAACCCTTCTTCGTGCCGATGGACGAGGGCCACCTCGCCGCAGCCAATCTCACCGAGTTCGCCAACGCGAGCAACCAGCGCACCTTCAGCGCCGCCGAACCGCTGCGCACCCAGGTCGCCCAGGTGAAGGGCGGGCACTTCGCCCTCTCTGCCGCCACGCTGATTCAGACGGGGTACGGGGAGCGCCCAGGCCAGCAACCGCGAGCGCCTGGACTCCACAAGCCTCTGGGCACCGTCGTGGCGGGAGGCTGCAAGCACGCACTGGTCACCGCAATGGTTGTTGGCGCTGGCGGTCCGAGCTACAGCGGCAAGCCGCAGGCAGTTACCCAGCCCGTAGGGACGCTTCTGCCCTCGAACCATAGAGCTGTTGCAGCCTGCCATTTCGAGCAGGCCAATGGAGGGTTCTACGACGGCGCGGGCCGCGCTGCCGACGCGCCGCTCAGCACCATTACGCAGGCGGGCTCCAACCAGCGCCTGGCAAGCGCCTACCTGGTGAAGTTCTACAGCACTGGCGGGCAATGGCAGGACCTGGCTGAGCCAATGCACACAGTCCCCACAAAGGACCGCATGGCTCTGGTCACCGTTGTCCAGGTCCCGGCAGCAATCCTCCCCTCCGAGCTGATGGAGAAGGCCCGGAAGTGTGCAGCCTTCCTGCACAAGCACCTGCCCGAGCACTTCCCGCAACTGGCCGACCTGGTGCTGCTAGGTGACTACGTTCTCGTCGACTTCACCCTCCGCATGCTCAAGCCGGTCGAACTGAAGATCGCCCAGGGTTTTGACCCGGATTACATCACCGACTGGGGCTGGTTCGAGGACAAAGCCACCGGCGAACTGGTGCGCAAGCCCGTCAGCACCACCAACCAGATCAAGCTCATAGGCAACAGTGTCAGCCCGTGCGAATCGGAGGACCTGATCGCAGCTAACGCCGCTGACCTGATCGACCTTTACAGGAGCGAAGCAGCATGAACACCCAACTCAACGAACTGCGGCGCCTGCTGGCACAGATCGACAGCCTGGTGGGCAGTGTCGAGGTCACAGGATCCATACGCGAGGGCCGCCAGTGCGCAGAGAAAGCCCGGAGCGTTACAGCGAAGGCAATCAAAATAGTCGCCGAGCTGGACGCTCAGCGTTGGGAGGTGAGCGATGCTTGATCGTGACGAACGAACCGTAACCATCCCGGCCTGCACGGAACACAATGGGCTCCACGCCATGACCATCACTGTCCCGTGGTACTGCCGTGTATGCGGCGAGCCTCGCGGAGAGCCCATAGCCGGCATCAGTTTCGACGGTAGCCGCCAACTGCACGTTCATACCTGGCGCAATCCCTGCGGCCACGTCGAAAAGTACAACGAGATCCGGATGGATTTTCAGGGCCACGCCGAGAACGGGGGCGCACTCCATGGGTAAGACTTTGCGGTTCGCCATCGGCTGCATGCTCGTGGCTCTAGCTTGCGGCGCCATCCATTACATCCTCTCGATGGTACCGGCCTTGATCTCCTTTGAATGGGGGTGCCGGCTGTGAAAGAAGCCATTCCAAATCCGCAGCTTGGACACGCAGTAATCAGCGCGAACGTCAGCACTGGCTTTCGCCCCACAACAAGGGACGGCAAGCCATTGCGGATGGCATTGGTGGACGAGGCAGGAAACGTCATTGAGGCGGGAGACAACGTGGCACTGGCCGCCTGGCGAGTCTGCATTGAGGTGCAGGAGAACTTCTGGTGCGGCCAGGGACATCTAATTGTCCACAGCTCGCCACCTACAGCATATGAAGGCACAAAAAAAAGAGCGGCTTAGCCGCTCTTTTTTATTCTAATTAGCATTCCGAAGAGCATTTCTAAACGCGACAGAAAGATATCTAACACGCCCTCTGTCAGTATTATTATCAAGCGTCCGCTTAATTTTCTTTCTATCACTCTCGCTTAGATTCTTCAGAGAATTCAATACCAATGAATGCTCTTTAACTCCCTCTTCTGAGAAACGAAGCAACTCGTTATAAATCTCCTGTCGCTTTTCGCGCAGCCTTTCTTCTGTATTGACCAGACGATATCTGACATATCTATTTTTAATCGAACCTGGCTTGATCAAGGAAGGTTTTGCTAGAGGAGCCGCAACCCCATCAGGCAGCGCAACCTCTCCATCACTGGCAACTTCCTCCGCAACTGTTTGTTCGATCTCATTCTTCAGTGCATCAACAAAGTGCCTTTCAGCGGCAAGCCGCCTGTTCATCCAGATTATACTAATAAGGACGCTCACACTTGACAGCACTGCTGAAATAGTGCCCATGAGATTCAGCCACTCCTCCATCACTCTTTCCTCAGGGCAAAATCATCAAACGGTCTTAACTCAATAACATGATAAACAAACTTCACCAGAGCACTATAGACCAGCGCCAACAGGATAATTAAATCCGAGAAGTACGTGGAACCGCTAAAATATGATGTATATGTCATACCATCACCTCTAGCCAGCACAATCCCATACATACCCATATAAATAAGGGCCACCACCATTGAAATAGCAGCCAACATGGTATCTCGTGACATGATGCCGGTCGTGATCGTATAGATACCAGCCGCCAGCATCAGGCTCGCAAGTGAAATATGGCCTTTAAAAGCAAAGGCTTCAACTGCCAGCGGGGCCAGCGGCATCACCAGTGTGACCAGCACACAGATCAGCCAATGCACTACCGCTTGTCTTCTGGTGAATGGTTTGCCCAT